TGTATAGAGTAATATAAACAATAACCATTTTAGCCGCCCACCAGGGCGGTTTTTTTTGTGCGGAAAAAAGACATTATTTTTAATTTTTTTGTTGACAGGGGCAAGGGCTTATGCTGGGGAACTGGTTGTGGGGTAGGCGGGGCAACCCACCCTTCGCTACGCTACGGGTGCCCCGCCTACCCCACACTATTTTGCGTATTTCATAATAACTTTTGAAACTTTGACCCCGCCCCCCTTGTCATTCTTATGAGCATATGCTATACACGTATTATACGAACCCCCCGGCACCCTTTTTGGGTCCTATACTCAAACTATGACTATCAAACTAAAAACGGATAACGAACACCCGGTGCCAGCTAGAATGTCTGTAGTAAAAGCTGATACTCCTATGGAAGAGCTTGAGGTAGCTGAGAACACTGCAAAATACCTAGCAAAACACGCACAGCCTATAGATATACGAACCGAAGATGTAGAGAAAGCACAAACGCTATTTAAAGATTTTGATAAGCAGGTGTCACCTAAAACATTGAACCAGCCTGCTGTTGTTATGGCGCTTAGTAACTACGTAAAGGAATACTCAAGCGCAATAGTGTCGGACGCAGTAGAAACTAGAAACTTAATCCATAATAGACTACTTCAGATAAGTAGTTGCGGTAACCCTAGGTATGAGTTAAAGGCCTTAGAGCTTCTCGGCAAAATGTCTGATGTCGGTGCGTTTACAGAAAAATCAGAGATCACCGTTACACATAAGTCTTCTGAGACTTTACAGGGACTGATTAAAGAAAAGATAAACAGGTTAATAGATTTAGATGTAGAAGATGTACCTGAGATAACAGATTCATTAGATGAAGAACTAAGAATATTTGAGGAGGAGAATGGAAGCGATCCAACCAACGAAATCGGATCTGAAGAAGTTCTTACAGAAACTACCGAACCTTCCTGAGCCACAACTGCAGGACTTGTATCGTACACTTATGGAGTACGAGCATGTGGTTACAAAAGAAGGTGCGGAGCATGATTTTTTAGAGTTCGTGAAAAGGGTATGGCCTAATTTTATATATGGGCCACATCACAAACGAATGGCTAGAGCGTTTGAAAAAGTAGCTAGTGGTAAAATAAAGCGGTTAATTATTAATATGCCACCACGGCATACAAAATCGGAGTTTGCTTCGTATTTGTTACCAGCGTGGTTTTTAGGCAGGTTCCCAGAGAAAAAAGTAATTCAAACATCACACACAGCAGAGCTTGCGGTGGGGTTTGGTAGAAAGGTTAGGAACTTAGTTGATTCTGAAGCGTATAAAGACATATTTCCAGGAGTTGGACTCCAAGTTGACTCAAAGGCGGCTGGGCGTTGGGCTACCAACAAAGGAGGAGACTACTTTGCTATCGGTGTTGGAGGTGCTGTTACGGGTAAAGGTGCGGATATCCTCATTATTGACGACCCTCATTCGGAGCAAGAAGCGACCTTAGCCGAAACAAACCCTGAAATATACGATAAAACGTATGAATGGTACACATCTGGGCCTCGTCAACGTCTACAACCGGGTGGTTCTATTGTAGTTGTGATGACTAGGTGGGCAAAAAGGGATTTAACAGGGCAAATAATTAAAAATTCTATACAAAGATCAGGCGAAGACTGGGAATTGATAGAGTTTCCTGCCATTTTACCTAGTAATAACCCACTTTGGCCTGAATTTTGGCCTGTTGAAGAGCTAGAAGTGCTTAAAAATGAGTTACCTAACTCAAAATGGATGGCTCAGTACCAACAAAACCCTACTTCAGAGAACTCAGCTATAGTAAAACGTGAATGGTGGCAAATTTGGGAGAAAGAAGACCCACCCATGTGTGATTTTATGCTTATGTCATGGGATACAGCGTTTGAAAAGACCCAACGTGCGGATTATTCGGCATGTACAACATGGGGAGTGTTTTATAAGGCTGGACCAGACGGTTCTCGGCAAGCAAACATTATACTTTTAAATGCTTTTCGTGATAGGCTAGAGTTCCCAGAATTAAAAAGAGAGGCTATACAACAATATAGAGACTGGGAGCCAGACTCTGTAATTATTGAGAAAAAAGCATCAGGTGCTCCGTTAATATATGAAATGCGGGCTATGGGGATACCCGTACAAGAATTTACTCCTAGTCGAGGAAATGATAAAATCTCCAGATTAAATTCAGTTTCTGATTTGTTTGCTTCTGGGTTAGTTTGGATACCTAATACTAGGTGGGCCGAAGAAGTTGTAGAAGAAGTGGCAAGTTTTCCTGCTGGGGAGCATGATGATTATGTAGACTCAACATCTTTGGCGTTAATGAGATTTAGAAAAGGCGGGTATGTTAGAACTCCCTCGGATGAAGACGAGGACAATGGGTTATATCGTAGCCTTCGTAGAGAGCCTTATTATTAAAGGATAAATTATGGCAGTGAATGGTATAGAAAAATCATTGGAATCTATAAGTGGTGATCCCACGCTAGAAAAAACTGATATACAGATTGAGATAGAAGACCCTGAAAAGGTATCTATTATTACTGAGGACATGGCTTTAGTCATGGAAGCTGGCGAAGAAGAAGATGACTTTAATGAAAATCTTGCAGAGGCTATGGATGAAAGTGATTTAACGTCTGTATCTGAAGATTTGCTTAGTGATTTTGATGACGACATAGCTAGTCGTAAAGACTGGATGCAAACTTATGTAGATGGGTTGGATCTTTTAGGTTTGCAGTTAGAAGAAAGAACAGAACCATGGCCTGGGGCTTGTGGTGTGCATCACCCTTTGTTAACCGAAGCGCTTGTGAAGTTTCAATCAGAAACAATTATGGAAACGTTTCCAGCGCAAGGTCCAGTAAAAACACAGATAATAGGTGAAGATACTACAGAAAAGAAAGAAGCCGCTGAACGTGTAAAGACTGATATGAATTATCAACTAACTGAGAAGATGGTTGAGTATAGACCAGAGCATGAAAGAATGTTATGGGGTCTTGGCTTATCAGGCAATGCGTTTAAAAAAGTTTATTATGACCCTAACTTAGAACGACAGGTTTCTATATTTGTACCTGCTGAAGACATAGTTGTTCCGTATGGTGCCTCAGATTTAGAAACTTGTGAACGTGTAACTCATGTTATGCGTAAAACACCTAACGATCTTAAAAAGTTACAAGTGTCTGGTTTCTACAAAGATGTAGAGCTTGATGAACAAGATACGGGATATTTAGATGAGGTAGAGAAAAAGATAGCTGAAAAGATGGGGTTTTCTGCGTCATATGATGATAGGTACAAGATATTAGAAATGCACGTACATTTGGATTTGCCAGGGTTTGAAGATAAGGAAGGTATTGCCTTACCCTATGTAGTAACACTAGAAAAAAACTCAGGCACTATTTTATCAATCCGCAGAAATTACCAACCAGATGATGATTTAAAAAAGAAACGTAATCACTTTGTGCATTATGGGTACGTTCCAGGGTTTGGGTTTTATCATTTTGGTTTAATACATTTGATAGGAGCTTTCGCTAAATCAGGTACGTCTTTAATAAGACAACTTGTAGACGCAGGAACTTTATCTAATTTACCCGGTGGTTTCAAAACTAAAGGTCTTAGAGTAAAAGGTGATGATACACCAATAAGTCCTGCTGAGTTTAGAGATGTAGACGTGCCAAGTGGGTCTATAAAAGACAATATAATGACGTTGCCGTATAAAGAACCCAGTCAAACCTTGTTTGGTTTATTAGGAACTATAGTTGACGAGGGTAGAAGATTTGCAAGTGCAGCAGATTTAAAAGTTGCTGATATGTCAGCTAACAGTCCTGTGGGTACAACACTCGCAATATTAGAAAGAACTTTGAAAGTTATGTCTGCTGTGCAGGCTAGAGTGCATTACTCTATGCGGCAGGAGTTTAAGTTGCTAAAAGATATTATTAGTGAGTACACCCCAAGTGCGTATAGCTATAACCCGGATAGCGGTTCTCCTCTGGTTAAAAAATCTGATTATAATTTAGTAGAGGTTTTACCTGTATCAGACCCTAACTCCTCTACAATGGCGCAAAAAGTGGTGCAATACCAAACGGTTTTGCAAATGGCACAAGGTGCTCCGCAAATCTACAATATGCCTCAACTACATAGACAAATGTTAGATGTGCTAGGTATAAAAAATGCTTCTAAGATTGTACCTCTTGACGATGATGAGAAGCCTAAAGACCCTGTATCTGAGAATATGAACGCGATAAAAGGCAAAAAATTAAAAGCCTTTTTGTATCAAGACCATGACGCTCATATTACTGTACATACTGCGTTTTTAAATGACCCGTCTGTATCACAGCTTATTGGACAAAACCCAAACGCAAAAGCCATAATTGCAAGTCTACAAGCACATATTGCTGAACACGTTGGGTTTAAGTATAGGATTCAAATGGAGCAACAGTTGGGTGCACCATTACCTAAACCAGATGCAGAGATTCCAGAAGAGTACGAAACTCAAATTTCTAGGTTAGTGGCTCAAGCAGCTACTAAGGTAGCGCAAAATAACACCGCTGCTGTAGCGCAACAAAAAGCTCAACAACAGGCACAAGATCCGATTATTCAAATGCAGCAACAAGAATTACAAATTAAAGCGCAAGATGCTCAACGAAAAGCACAGAAAGATCAAGCAGATTTAGTTGTTAAACAAGCACAGATTGCAGTAGATCAGGAGAGAATCGCTTCACAAGAGCGACAAACTCAGCTTACTGCTATGGCAAAAGCAGCTACAGAGGATGCGAAGTTAGAACAGAAAGAGTCTTCTGAAGCTATAAAAATGTTAGTTGAAGAACAACGAGCCTTAGATAAATCAGACGATGAAATAGCTAGGATGTTTATGCAGCAAGCTATGTCAATGACACAACAGGAAGAAAAACCTGTGGCCCCAACACCTCCAACACAGGAGCCTAAAGAATGACGACTGTTTTTGAAGTGTTGTTTGGAAAAATAGACGAAGAAATAGAAAGTGTTAGTGGGGCTATATCTAATGGGTCAGCTAAAACCTATGACGAGTATCAAAAACTTTGCGGTGTGATAAAAGGTCTAAATGCTGCAAAGGCACACGTTGAAGACCTTAGACGAACTACGGAGGAAGACTACGAAGATGAGTGAAGCTACTGAAGAGGATAAAGCCAAACAATTACCAGAACCTTCTGGGTATCATATTTTATGTACGGTGCCTAATATAGAAGACAAGTATGAAAGCGGTTTAATTAAAGCTGATACAACAAAACACTTTGAAGAAGTTTTAAGCACTGTGTTTTTTGTTGTAAAACTTGGTCCTGATTGTTATACAGACAAAGATAGGTTTCCTAGTGGTCCTTGGTGTAAAGAGGGTGATTTTATTTTAGCTAGACCTAATTCAGGCACAAGGGTAAAAATACATGGTAAAGAGTTTCGCCTTATAAATGATGACAGCGTAGAGGCGGTTGTAGAAGACCCACGAGGAATTTCACGAGCATAGGAGAGCAATATGGCTGAAGAGCAGAGTATATCTAATGAAAAAGAAGAAGTAGAAGCTAAAGTATCTGATGTTGAAGTAGAAATATCTGATGATACTCCTGAAGCAGATCAGAATAGAAAAAACCTACCTAAAGAGTTAGTTGAAAGGTTAGATTCTGATGAGCTAACTGAGTATGATGACAAAGTAAAAGATAAGATTTATCAGCTTAAAAAGGTTTGGCATGATGAACGTAGAGAGAAAGAACGTGTTCAACGTGAAAATCAAGAAGCTATTCAAGCAGCTAAAAGACTGTTAGAAGAAAACAAAAAACTTAAAAATCGTTTTGTAGATACTGAAACAAACGCGGCTGGTTTAGAACTAGAATCAGCTAAAAAACAGTATAAAGAAGCGTATGAATTAGGCGATAGCGAAAAAATGTTAGCAGCTCAAGAAGTGCTTAATGCTGCAAGCATTAGATCAGACAAAGTAAAAAATCTAAAAACCCCTTTACAAACTGAAAAAAGTGGTGTACAAAAAGAAAATACAGAGCAACCTGCTGCTTTACCACCTGACGCAAAGGCTATGGAATGGCAGAAAAAGAATGATTGGTTTGGTCAAGACGAAGAAATGACCAGCCTTGCATTAGGTTTGCATGAGAAGTTGGTAAAGCAAAATGGCGTAGCGTACGCCACTACGGATGAGTATTACAGTGTTATTAATGACACCATGCGGAAACGATTCCCAGAGAACTTTGACTCTGATGAGGCTAATGCAGGAACGAAGTTAAAATCTTCAGCAGTTGTAGCTCCAGTCACACGAACAACGTCTTCTAAGAAAGTACGGCTTAGTACGTCACAGATAAATCTAGCAAAAAAGTTAGGGTTGACACCAGAACAATATGCTAAAGAAATGATTAGATTGGAGAGTAAAAATGGCTGATAAAAGAATCGACCGAACACGCGAAACTAGAACTTCCGCGGAGAGACCAAAGAGTTGGGCACCTCCTTCTACGTTACCAGAACCTGATAGGCTACCCGGATACGATTATAGGTGGGTTCGCACGTCTACTTTAAATGAGGCCGACCCTCGAAATGTTTCTATGAAACTAAGAGAAGGTTGGGAGCCAGTTAAAGCGACAGAACAACCACATATGCAAATCGTAGCAGATATAAATAGTAGGCATCCGGGCTGTGTAGAAATAGGCGGATTATTACTCTGCAAAACTCCAATAGAGCTTGTAGAACAACGAAACGAATATTATCAGAATCAGGCTAATAACCAAATGGATTCAGTTGATAATAATTTTTATAGAGAAAATGACCCAAGAGCGCCTTTGTTTAAAGATCACAAAACATCGGTATCTTTTGGTAAAGGTAAATAATTTTTTATTAGGAGATTTATAGATGGCAGCTACTGCTTCCCCTTTCGGGTTACGTCCAATCAATATGCTTGGCGGAACACCCAATCATGGTGGGGCCATGAGAGAGTTTCCAGTTAAGGCTAATAATACGGCTGGAATATTTTTTGGTGATGAGGTACTACTAACTACTGCTGGGCTACCTGTAGCCGCAACAGCTACACCTGTAGCGGTTGAATTTAAAGCAACATCTACTAACGCCACTGCTGGTGTTATGGGTGTATGTGTTGGTGTTAGATATGTTGATGCTAATGGCGTTCAACAATTTGCACAACATTTACCAGCCAATGCTACTACCGCTGGCTTTACAGATATATTTGTTAGAGTCAACGATGATCCAAGACAGCTATATCAGATTCAAGGTAGTGCTGAGTTAGGAACATTTAATAGTGGCACAGACGGTTCTGGTTTTGCTGGCGCTGTTGGTAAAAACGCAGCATTAGGTAACTATGAAGCTCAAAGCACCACTACTGGACTTTCAGGTATAAACCTTGTTCTCGGTACTAACGGTAATGCACTCGCTGCAACAGAAACTTTAGCAATGAGAGTTGTTGAGGTTGTTGCTGGTACAGAGAATGATAACTTCCCAGAGTTCATTGTTAAGTTTAACTTTAGTGTTCTCTCATCAGAGAATAATCTAGGTATTTAAGGAGAGTTTTAAATGGCAATTTCAAGATCGCAACTACTAAAAGAACTCCTTCCGGGCTTAAATGCCTTGTATGGACTCGAATACCAGAAATATGGTGAAGAGCATAAGGAGATTTATGAAACTGAAACTTCTGAGCGTTCATTTGAAGAAGAGACAAAGCTATCCGGTTTTGGGCAAGCCCCAGTAAAAACCGAAGGTGCTGCTGTTTCTTATGATAATGCACAAGAAGCGTTCACATCTCGCTATACCCATGAAACAATCGCTATGGGCTTTGCAATAACAGAAGAGGCATCTGAAGATAATCTTTATGATAGTCTTGGCGCTCGTTATACAAAGGCTTTGGCTCGTGCTATGGCGTATACAAAACAAGTTAAGTCTGCAACAATT